CTGATGCAATTGGGCTCGACACCTCCGCACCTCTTTGCTCTTGCATTATGTGCCTTCGCAATTGCGATATTGATCTTGCTGAGCTTAACATAGTTTACAAGCCGTATTACCCGCCACATGTTCATAGTGGTGATTGCTCGCGAGACATGCTTCCTCATGACGGTTTTACCCTTGACTCTCTCACGCCCGTTACCACCGAAATCAGGCTCAAGCCTGTTCGGGTTAAGCCGCCTGACGCCGTACTTGCTGCGCTTGCTCCGCCTCCTGCCCGCGAAAGATTTGAAACGCACCCTTGGTACACATCTATGGCCCGCGTTGAGGAAATGCGCACGCATGAAGATTTTGCCATTGAAGTCAGTGATGTTGAGAGTTTAGACGAGAATGCTTCGCCTCCGCCTGAACCACCGATGGTTGAAGATGACTCGACCGTGCCTAGAGCTCCTGGGAATCACCCTCAGGCTATTGTTATACCAATTTTGGCTACTTTACGCGCGCCACAGAATTTTTCACCTACTGGCAATTTGTTCGCCGATTATGCAAACGCTTCCGTTTCGCATCGTCGCTTCCGTGAGCATTGTAATTCTTTGGAAGAATTGGCTGCGATCTTACGGCCTCGCAATTTTTCGATACCTGCTCCTGATTTCGGCTTAGCGATGCTCATTGAGGCCATCTTTACCAATGTTACACCACCAAAGACGAAGACAAATATTGATTCGACCGTCGCTTTGCGGGCTTCCGCCCGAACCCAATATTGGTAGCGATGAGCATGCTTTCTGGAAGCTATCGAGCGACTTTTCAGCGCATGTTCCGGCCGGCATTATCCGTGCTCCGATGGTCTTCATTAATGGTGTCGCTGGTAGCGCAAAGAGTTCGGCTATTCGTTCTTGGCTACGCGAATATAAGCGACGGGCATTGATCGTAGTTCCAACTCGCGAACTTGCCTCTCAATGGCAGAGGGCTACTACACTTGCTGGAGTATCTTGCGAGATAGTCACTTTTTATCATCGCCCACGTCGACAGAATTTTGACGTGGTAATAATTGATGAGGCCGTCCGCTTCTCTGCCCTTCATTTGCGCTTGTGGTCCGCTTACGCGACGCATCGGCCCGTAATTCTTGTTGGTGATACTATGCAAGTTGGCTCTGCTTCTGGTGATTGCATTGAACCCTCTTCAGCCATGCTCACGAGGCGTGTTATCAATTTCACCGTTAGTAATACGATGCCCATGGATGCCCTCTTTCTTGCTTTGTCCGCTTTCCGATTACCTCTGGACTCTCTTTATCAAACTAGAAGCACAGTGGATCGTTCTATACGTGTTGTCGAAGAGACTGACAATGATTTCACTGATTTTGACCTTGTCATGAACATGCGCACCACTGACCCTTGCCCTAATGGTCAGCCTGTTGTTTCAGTGGCGCAAGCTCAGGGTTCACGTGCCAAACACGCGGTCTTTTATTATGTCGTTTCGCCGAAAGCCACTGCCTTTCTCACTAGCAATCCGGGCCAATTTGTCGTCATGATTTCGCGCCATTCCCGTTCTTTGACTGTCGTGTGCGATTCGACAAAAATTCACACGCTTTTTGGTAACTATCCTGCTGAGAATATCCCCCATGGGAGGCGAATGATTGATCGTGTAACTGTTGCTGCGCCTCTTG